TTTCATTTTAATTTGGAATTATTAAAAATTAGATATATCTTTGCACCCGTTATGAGAAAAACGAAATCCATAAAACGATAGGATTTCGGCCTTGATACAAGGTCGGAGCATCTGGCCTTGTAGCTCTAACTGGCAGAGCAGTGCACTTTTAATGCACGGGTTGCGGGTTCGAATCCCGCCGGGGCCACAACATTGCGGGGTAGAGCAGCGGTAGCTCGTCGGGCTCATAACCCGGAGGCCGTGGGTTCGATTCCCACTCCCGCTACTAATCGGCTGGATTGGCTTGCAACGCCATTCTGGCCGATTGTCATTATAGATGGTCCAGCACCTTGCAAACGGCGGAGTAAACACGCTGACAAACCGCCTTTTCGCCCGGTTCCAGCGCGTTACCTCCGTACATTCTTTCGTCCAGGACATTTCTTGCCTCTTTCATAAGGTCTTGCACCTTGTAGAGGGTGTTAATCGTTTCTGGTGACATTATTTCGTGAGTATTTTATACATTTGCATAAACCCGTCCTGCTCTTTGATTGGCGAGTAACCACATTTCTTGTAGAAATCAATCACCCAATCAGTCATAACGGAATTAAGGTCGATGCGGAAGATTCCGTGCTCCCGGCAATAGCTTTCGCTGGCGAGCATGAGCTGTTTTGCGAGCCCTTTTCTACGCAACGGGTTGATTACCGAAAGGCCGGAGAGATAGCAAACGCCGGGGTTGTTGTCCTCAAAGGATAAATCCACGCAAGCCCCGCCATTCGCGGCGATAATCGTTATCGTTTTGCCCCACGGCCAAGTGTTGTGATGCCAAATTACTTTCATTGTACTTTAATAATACATTCGTAAACCCCGATGAAAGGAACGCTTATGCCCCTTGTTGTAAGGAGGTAGGTGGAGTCCTTCTTGATACCGGCGCATTCCGGGGCCGCGTTGAATCCGGCGGTGCGAATGTGATACGCTCCCCTATCCGTCGATACAATGTAGTAAATACGGGTGCTGAAGCCATCGCTATCGCCCTCGGTGCTTTCAACTTTATCTATGGAAAGGACGGTGTGGCGCTGTGTCTTTTCGTTAATGAAGTTCGCTAAAACTCCAAACGAAACAATAACGAGCATAATTAAAAGCGCAATGACCTTTGCGAAGGCCCCTGCGCCCGATTTCTTGTTTCTCATGTTTCTTTTTTCCTTTCGCGCGGGCCACGGACCGGCCTTCCAAAGCCGGGCCCACCAACGAAGTTTATTAGTATTCTCGGCAGGGCCGCACCGAAAAGCCGATGCTACGGTTGTTGTTGTCCAGCGGGCAAACGTAGGACGAATAGAAGTTCAAGTTACGGGCGCTGGTCTGGCTGGTTTTGCTTATGCACCGGGTCCAGTAATACCCGTATTCGCGGCTTTCGCATTCTTTCCTGCCGCGAGCGGGAAGCATGATAGATTTACCATTGGGGCCGATAACCTTGTAGCCGCCGCCGGTCCACTCCCACTCGCAATTCTCATACAGCTCTGCCATTGCTGTTGCGCTGGGAAGATACTCGCCGAAGACTTCCAGCGCGTCGTCATGGTTAAAGTACTCATTGCCGTTGACCTTTGCGTTGTGGTCGTACCAAAGGTTGCCGGACGGAAGCCCCAAATCCACCCAATCGGATTTATTCGGAACGAAAGTCGGCTGGAAATCAAAGAGGTTGGATACGGCATTGCGGATTTCCTCGGTGGTTTTTTCGTCGTTCACGACGACCTTTGCCCTCTCGATAAGGGCATTCAAATCTTTAATCATAGTGCTTATTGTTTTAAGAGTTCGTTAAGATTCAGCGACGCATTGCTTATCATGTGGATAACATTTGCGCCGAGGATTGCCTCGGCCACGGTTGCATCAGTAAAGGTTATCCGGCCAATTATGCGGCCAGCCTTGTTTAGTTTCCTCCGCGCCCTTTTGAGCCGGATTTTATCTATCGTATTCATACGTTCTCAAAGTAAATATCCTGCCAGCGCGTACCGGCGGGAATGTTGAACAATTTTTGAATCTTCGCGTAATCGCTGGGGTTATCCAAGAACATTTGCACCGGCTCTTTCTTTGCGTATCGGAGCATTCGTAGATACTGGCCGAGCTTGGCCTCGGATTTGACTACCCCGGTTTCTGCAAAGCGGGCGGCCCCTGAAATAGTCTTGTAGTAATGTATTTGTTCTGCCATAGCTAAAGCGGTAAATCGTCAATATCCTCCGGCATGGGAGCGACCTGCTCGAACGAGGTTTGGACGGGCTCTTCCTGCCAGCCGAATATGATATTTTCTGCAATGTCGTTCTTGATGCGCCGGGTTTCCGGCTCGTAGTACAGCCCAATCAAGTAGTCAGTAACGCCGATTGAGCGGTTTTTAACGATTTCCAGCACCACGTCAAAGCACATGTACTCCGCGACCTTTGCGGCCCCGAAAAAGTCCTTTGCGCGTTTCTCAAAATCGTTTCCTACCCGGTGCGAGATTATCAAGTTGTCGCAAAGGTTGGTGAGGTTGGCAGTACCCGCGATAGACTCCTTTCGGAGAAGCTGGAAGGATTGCTCCTTTCTCGGGTGGCATACCAAAATCACATGGATATTTTCGCGGGTGCAAAGGTCCTTGACCTGCTTTACAAACCGCGTTTCCCTGGAATTTTGGTCGCTATCGTCGAACTCCAGCGCCATGAGGTTGTCAATCATAACGAGCCTGATTCCCTCGGTATGGATTACTTCAACGATTTTGTCATAAAGCTGGTCCCAATTTGAACCGTAGTCGTTGTTGTAGAGGAACAACTTGCCGTCGAGCCAATCGTTGATTTTGTCGGAAATGTTCTTTGGCGCATAGTATATATCGTCATACCCGGCCTTCTGGCGAACGAAAGCCTTTCCTGCAGCCATTTGGTCTATCCACGACTGAAAGCGCGACCCTTTGAGCTCCCCGGAGAATATCGCCGTTTTTTCGCCTCTTTGAACCGCGTTGAGGGCAAAGAAATCCAAAAACGTTGTCTTTCCGGAGCCGGACAGCCCGGAGAATATCGTAAGGTCGCCGAGCGTGAATCCCATTATTTTCCGGTCAAGGGCCGAAATGCCGGAGGCGATGCTGACAAGCTCGGACGGGTCTTGCCAAACAATATCCTTCATTGATAGCCAAACCTTCCCGCGCTTATCCTCTACAATCGGCGCAACGGTCTTTTGTGGCGCTCCGCTGTAATAGCGTCTTTTCCTTGCGTATTCCTCTTGCTCCCGCCGGTCGTAAGCCTGCGGGTCGTAGTGTAGCCGAAATTCGCGCCAATGGAAATGCTGACAGGAGTTGTGGAGGCAACGGAACGCGATAGCGCCCGAATCCATAACAAATAAGGCCGAATCAGGTGCTTTGTGACCACCGAATGGGCACTCGTCCAAAATCAGCTTTAAACCGCCGGAAAAACGGGTTTCTTTCGCAATCTTGATATTGTGTTCGGAAATAAAGCTGCGAATGTCGAATTTGTCCGTTGAATAATTGTTATACCGGCTGGGCTGTTCCGGTTTCGGGAGGTAAGATGCAACCTTTTTGATATAGGCTATATCCACCTCTTTGTATGACTCCGGCACATAGCAGAAGAATGACTGCCTTTGCGGCCGCTCCGGCGTGTCGGTCCCCTTTGCTGATTTCGTACCAATCAGCTTGGAGATACGGGAGGCGTTGAACACGCTTGTATCAATCTTTACCGCATCGGAAGAAAAGAGCATATCCAGCACTTGAAGAAAGTTCTTGACAAGCTCTGTGTTTTCCGGGATATTATCGAGATAGACCTTGTAAAGCAGGTGGTAGCCGTTTGCCGAATCGGCTATCACCGGCTTTTCAAACCCCTGGTCCGCAAGGTACTTGATAATGTTTTTCGCGGTTTCCCACGCGAGCGCCTTTTCCGCGTCCGATGCGTTGGTGTCCGACGAGCGCTCCGGGTCAAGGTCAATCAAAAGCGTTGTGCGGAACTCAATATCGTTATCCGACGTGGTGGCCTTCGGCTTTTGTATGATGCAATCATGCTGGGTGCGTCCGTAGCATGAATCCTTTACGGCGTTAATCGTGGCGTATATCCCGTAGCCCTCATAGGCCCGAATGTCCGCTATCAGCTGTTCGGGATTTGTGTAGTAGCCGGAGAATGTTTTTCCCCGGCCCAAAATCCGAACTTCCGTAAGCGGATTGTCGCGCTTAAATATATCCCACCACCGCCGTATTTCGCTCTCGTTAATCATTATCGCTGGGGTTTACGGCGCGACTCGGTAAACAGCTGGGGCTCGCCCTGTTCCTGCTCGGAATAATCCGGGAGGTTGTTCAGGAACGTGGAGAAGTTCTGAATCCAGCTCCGTTTTTCCGTAGCCTCGTCAATATAGCGTTTGATTGTAGCGGCGAGCTCTTCCTCTGTGTGGCCCTTTTTGAGCAGGCGCACAATCTTTTGAACGTCGGACTTTGACTTACCAGTGCCGCGTCCGCTTGTGGGGCATTTGGTGGGATAGAGCTTATAGATGCGCTCGGCGATTTCCTGAAGCCCCGTGGTTTCCTCGGTCGGCTTGGTTTCGGGTGTAGCCTCCGCCGGGGCTTTATCCTCAAACTTGGTTTGAAGAATCTTCCACTTCTTTCCGTCCACGGCGAGCTCTTTTCTTATAACGAGTCCCCGCTCGGCTAACGAATTGATTACCGGCGTTGCGTTGGTCGCTCCGATTTTCTCCGCAAGGTCGCTTGCGCTCCCACACCAAAGGCCGCACCCGCCTTTGGTACACTCAAAGACAACGGCATAGGCCAGTAGTTCAAGACCTTTCAATTTGAGGTCATGAATCATAAAATCTTCAATTACTATCATAACTCAAAGCATAGATTTTTGTTGGATTGGAATACCGCCGGGCCACCATTTTTAAGACTATCCGCCGCTATCCGGCATAGTTCGTCGGCCCGCTCATTTCCTTTGGTGCCGTTGTGCCCCCGGACCCATTCAAACTCAACGCGGACTTGGCGTTTTTTACACTCATAAAAGAATCGGTCGATAAGTCCGAGGTTTGCGCTGGCGTTCCATTCTCTTGAAAGGACCTTTACGCAATACTGGGAATCGGAAATGACTCGTAGGGTGCTTCCGTTCGGAACACACATGACGGCCCGGATAATAGCGCCGAGCTCCTGCTCTTGGTTGCGTTGTTTTTTGAGCGGGTCGTACTCAACCCGGCGGGCGGCGGCCCGTTCAAAGAGCACCCGTTTTCGGCTTGCGTCCATAAGGAGGACCGCAGACGCGCCGATTTGCGTTTTCATGTCAAACGACCCGTCCGTGTAGGCGATAAACTTTGCCATGATTAGAAAAGTTTTCGTTGCACAAAGGGCAGGACCTTTTCACAAGCGCCCTTGAAGAATGTCTTGTCAATCTCAAAGCCGTAAGCCTTACGTTTGAGGTTTGCCGCCGCGAGTAGCGTCGTTCCAGAGCCTCCGCAGGGGTCAATCACCACGTCGCCCTCGTCTGTAAAGATTTCGATTAGGCGCTCCAAAAGTGGGACCGGCTTTTGCGTGCTGTGGAGCTTTGGTGTATCATCGTCAATTACCCAATCAAAGCAGTTAAAGACCATTCGGCCCTCGTTGTTGAATTTCGGGAGCCGGTTTCGGTAAAGCACAACGGCATACTCGCAGTTTCCGACAATACGCATGTTCGCTTTGAGAACCTGTGCGCTAAAGTTCTTTC